CACTAGGAAAAGGATTAGCTCGCGGTATTTCGTCTTTTGGCAAAGAGTATTCTAAATTAGCTGGTCTTGATGGTGATACGAGCAGAGCAGAAAAGAAAAAAGCTCTTGAAAAAGGTATTCAACGAGCAGCCGCTGAATTATATAAAAATATAATTCAGATATCTGAGAATGTACGTGCCAACATAAACCCAAATTCTGAAAAAGCTAAAAATATTTTACGAAATCAAATACGTGAACAACTATCAAATTTTTTCAATGATGTTGTTAAAGTAGATGCCTCGGATCCTAAAATTGCACCTCTTTACGATCAACTAAAAGATTTAAGTATTGGAGCTGCCGAACAAATACTTAAAGGCAAAGACGAATTGCCAGAAGTAAAAGAGTTTATTCAGATAATTGGTAAAATAGCAAAAATTTTACCAAAAACAACAAAAAGCCAAACAATAACTGGTCAGCCATTTCAAGCAAGGGCTCTTCATCTATCAGATAACGACGAAGAAACACTTTATCTTAGAAGAAAAAATGGTGATTGGATAGCATTTTCAAGACCGCTTGGCACCGATAAGGCATTTACAAAGCACTTTTTGTCAAAAGAACAACAAAAAGAAATTGAAAATTTAGCAGATATGAAACCTGGATTGTATCGTCCACAAGAGTTTATAAAACTTGGGCCAAATAAAATTGATTTTGATGTAGGGCAAATATAATGTATAGAAATATTTTCGAAGGCGGTAATGTATTCAAAGACGAAAACAAACGTTCCGTAACTGTGCGGATCCCTAAAGAATACATTAAGCCTTCTCTCGCACCTGTAGAAAAAGTACTCGGTATAAAATTAGATCAATGGCTAGGAACAACAGGTAAAAAAGAAACAAGTGGTGATGTCGACGTTGCCATTGATAGCAGTAAATACGATAAAAAAGAAATTGCTAATAAATTAAGAGCCTGGGTCAAAGAACAAGGATTAAAGCCAGCAGAATGGGTAAAAATGAGTGGCGATAATGTCCATTTTAAATTACCAATTCGTGACGAAAAAGGCGAAGTTATTTACAATAATGGACGCCCAATGTATGCTCAACTCGATTTAATGTTTGGTAATCCAAAATTTCAGAAATGGAGTATGAGAGGAGAACCTGGAAAATATAAAGGAGTTCATCGACACATTTTATTATCTAATATTGCAAAAGAAAATGGAATGAAATGGTCATATAAGAACGGTTTAGTTGATCGTGCCACAAATAAGATTATTTCGCAAGATCCAAAAGAAATCATTCGAATTTTGTTACCTGGCTATGCTGGTGATCCTAATAAATTATCGGTTGAAAGTATTTTAGATTATATCTACAAAAAATATAAAAATAATCCTGAAAAAATCGAAGCTCTTATTGGCGAAGCTGCTGAAACTTTAGCAAATCATTATGGCGTCATGTTACCAATGCCAAATAAAACAACAGTACATGAGACTAACGACCCAGACGAATATTTTCTTGCAAAATTAAGAAATCGTCTGGTTAATCTGGGTGTTGAGCCTCTCATCGAAGAAACAATTTTAACTGAAGGTAAACTTCGTGATATTAATCACCTTGAAGATTTAATTCTTGATGAAGGTCCAGCAGGGTTGGGTCGAGCAATCGAAATCTTACGTAGTTTTGCAGAAGGCAAAGCACAAAAAGTAACAAGTATTAAATGGGACGGCTGTATTTCTGGCGACTCGGTATTAATTACTAATAACGGGAAAAGAACTATTGCTGATATTGTTGAACATTGGCAAGATGAAGAAATATTAGTGTTAGCACATAATTTTGAGACTGGCGAAGATGGATATGTGCAAATAAATATGGCTGGCAAACAACTCGGCGAAAAGGAATGGGTTGAAATAGAGCTTGAAAATGGTAAATCAATTAAACTTACTGCCGATCACGAAGTTTACACTACAAATCGAGGTTGGGTAAAAGCAGGTGATTTAACAGAAAATGACGATATAAAAGAATCTACAATAAAATAAAATAGATACCATCCTTCTTTATCGCTAAACAAAATAGAGGTGGTATGATGATTAGATGTAAATGTGGTTTCGAAGGTAGCGCCGGAAAATTTGGTGCCCATACCAAGAACTGTAAAGAGTATAAACAAGAAAAAGAACGACTACAAAATATAGATGAAAGGTTTGTAGTAAATCTATATAAACAAAATTATTCTGTAACAGAATGTTGTTCTATTTTGCAACGAGAATATCAGCTAGGATCACCAGTTATCCGTAGGATTATAACACCTATATTGAAAAAACATAAGATTTATGAATCGGTTACTGGTTCAAATACTCAAGCAAAGAAACAAGAAAAAATACAAGCAACAATGCTTAAAAAATATGGAGTAATAAATGCTGGTCAGCTCGAAACCAATGGATATAAAGTAGCAAACAAAATACCTTATATATTGCCCACATTTTTTAATAAATATAAAAATATAGAGATAGTGTGATAGATCTCACAAAGAAAAATGTTAGGTCTATAGATAAACCTAAATATTGTTTTTACACTGGTATAAAATTTGCAGACGAATACGGCAAAGTTAACCCTAACGATCCTTGTAAAAGATCAATCGATCATATTAAATCAATATACGAATGTTTTTTGACAGGTATCGCCATTGAAGAAGCAGCAAGTATTGAAAATATTGTATTTTGTTTGAAGATATGTAACACTATAAAAGGCAATGCCGAAATTCAATATTTTAAGAAAAATATTGCAAAATATTTAAGAGAAGAATTTATAAATGAAGGTTACGAGTATAAAAAAGATTTCGAAGCTTGAACAGTATGATATCTCGACTCCTACTGCAAATTTCTATGTCAATGTAGGCGATACAAACTGTCTCATTCATAATTCACCAGCTATTGTATTTGGGAGAGATGAAAACGGAGATTTTATTTTAACTGATAAATCCGGATTTACTGCTAAAGGATACGATGGAAAAGCTAAATCAGCTAAAGAACTTGGGCAAATGTTAGCAAATCGCAAAGCACCAATGGATAAATCTAGGCAACAATTTATTAAAAATATGATGAGTATTTTTGATGAATTTGAAAGAGCAGTGCCAGAAAATTTCCGTGGATTCTTAATAGGAGATTTAATGTACTATACTCGCCCAAAATTAGTAAACGGAAAGTATGTATTTCAGCCAAATGTAGTAAGATATGAAGTTGATGCAAAATCAGATTTAGGAAAGAAAATAGGTCAGAGTAAAATTGGTGTTGTAGTTCACAAATATATCGGAAATCAATTTAATTCAACCGAAGAAGCAATTAAGCATCTCAATACAGGTGAAGTATTAGTAATTCCACCTGTATATGTTCAAAAACCAGCTAAACTTGATACTAAAGCTATTGATAAATTAGAGTCGTTTGCGAGAGCTCATGCAAACGAAATTAAAGAATTATTTAATCCCGAAAACCTTAAAGGAATTGCAAATATCCATCAATTAATGTACAAATACATTAATAATAAAGTTGACACAGGATTAGAGGATCTTGGTAAAGATTTCGAACAATGGCTTAATACACAAAAATTAACTGATAGGAAGAGAGAAAATATATTAAAATATCTTAAAGCCCATAAAAAAGGTGTTAATGCTTTATGGACATTAATTAAAGGAATAATGAAGGTTAAAGATGATTTGATCCGTCAATTTGATGCTCATCCTTCGGCTGTACAACAGTATATAGGGGACCAACCTGGTGGCGAGGGATATGTTGTTAGTCACCCTAAAGGACCAGTTAAATTAGTACCAAGAAGCACATTTACAGCAACAAATAGAGCCTTACACAGGTAAATTTTTAGGAAGTTTGATAAATAAAAATAACAAAGAGTAAAAATACTCTTTATAGATTAAGGAGAAAATAAAAATGGCAGGCGTTACAAAAGTAAATGGTTACGTTCACGAAGATCAGTTTTATGGTCGTGAATTGATGATTATCAATATTGCTGGTATGCCAGCAGCTCCATCAGCTGATCCTGAAGGTCGTGTTAAGTGGCCAGAGCTCGATGAAGCAACTCAAGCAATTGAAACTCGTGTTACTGTTTCAGCTGTTGGTGCTTTTACTACTGGCGATACTGAAGTTAATATGATCATCGAAGGTCATGACTATTCAGATAAGGCTGCGGTACTTACTGAGCTTAGCACTCTTACAGGTTACACTGTAACTGAAGTTGCTCTATAATTAGTAACCACTAAAATAAAAAGCCTCGCTTTGCGGGGCTTTTTTATGGCATCATTATCTGCGTAGTTAAATAACACTATGCCACAACATATAAAAATAATTTCAGATTTTGACATAACAGAAACAAAAATTACCAGGAATTATAAAGAAGATTCGTTGCCAAAAAAAATTTGTGGACAATTAATTAAAAGTAAAGATGAATGGGTAAAAAAACGCAGACAACAAACAAATTTAGAAACGATAATGCAAATAATTTCATTACGGACCCAACCATATAATGTAAGAACCACAAAAAATAATGATAAGTGGATTTTAGAATTTGATATTGAACACCCAGATGTTTACAGAAAAGGTGATGATCCTTTAGGTTTATTAAAAGAAGATCTTAATGATGTGCCAATGATTGTTGGTTTAGATGAAAAATCTAAATTAGATAATTTAATAATTGTAGGAAAAAATGTCAAACTTGAAACATACGAAATTTAATAAAATAAAATTAAAAATGAAGGAGCTTGTTGAAAAGACTCTTTCTGATCCTGCTCTGGTTAATTCAATAATATTGAAAAAAGGACAAACTTATATAGTGTATGGTCTATTTCAAATTGCTCATAATGAGTCAGGTTGGATAGTAACAAAATTATTAAGTGGTGATAAAATTAATTTTAATATTGGAAAGGCAGCAATAGCATGGTGTACTGCGTATGCTGCAAATCGATTTATCCTTGCAAACGAAATTCGAAATCTTGATTCAAAAATTGCATTAAAACAGGCAAATATTGAAGTTTTAGCACATCATTTAAAAAGAAATGAAGGAAATGAAACTATACTACAGGCTAAATTAACAGAAGATTTGAATAATAAGTTAGTATTAAAGAAACAATTAGAAAAAAGTATAGATTCAACTAAATATATAAAAATTAAAGGATCTTTAAATGAATTTAGCAGATTTGTCAAAACCAATTGATTCAAAAACAGTTTCAAAATTATTAAAAAAGCAATTTGGAAAAGAATACAAAGTCGAAACAATGTCTCTTAAAGAGGCAGTATTAACTTTGAATAAAACAGATAGAATGCTTGAAAAATTTAGACGTACAAACAATCTCTTTGAAAGTTACAATAATGAAACGTTTCTAAGAGTGCGTATGTTTAACGAAGCTGTTGAAAAACGTGCTGCTGAACTAATCCAGAATTTACAGGAATCAACAATGAATAAAAAATTCTCAACTGCTTTAAAAATTGCCGCAAAAGGCGGCATATTATCCGAAGAACAATTAAAAGCACTTCGCCTTTCAGAAGATCTTGAAAGTGTATTGCGTAGTGCAAAGACAGCAAAAATGTTTATGCAAAAAATTGTCGAAAGTAGGCGTGCTAAAAAGCTTATGGAAGGCGAAATTGAGCAAGCACAAACAACAATTGCTGCTAAAGATATTTCAGATCAAATTCAATCAATGATTGAAAAATTTGCTGATATTAAATATAAAGAATTACCAGCTCTTCATGATAGCATTCGTGACTCACAAGGATTAGAAATTGCTGATCAATTTACTGAATCTGTTAATGCTTCACTCGATACTCTTACACAAGCACTTGAACAGGCCAAAAAAGATATCGATCATGCTATTGGGTTATTAACTGGCGAAACCACTGAGTTAGGTGGTGATCTCGATATTGAAGACCTTGAAGGTACTGAAGAAGAACCAGGAGGTGAAGAACCCGAAGGTGAAGAGTTCGAATTAAATTTTGAGCCCGAGGAAGAAGAAGGCGAAGAAGTTGAAGTTGGAAGGGAGCGCAGATAATGTCTTTAAATGCAAATGATTTTCGCACACTATTAGAAAATATTGATAAAAAATTACTCAACGAAGATTTGAGTTTTGAAGAAGCAGAAGATGCCATCGAAGAACTCGAAGATATTCAACGTAATCTTTTTGAATTACGAGATCGGTTAGCTGATGCAATTCGAGCCTACTTGCCAGAAGAATATGATTATTGGAAATCTTATGGCTTAGCACAACTTGCTGTAATTGCTGGCAGTGATGAATATATGTCACATGATGAATCAATCAATTCTTTAATTAGCAAAATAGAAAATAAAATCAGCGATGATGATGAAGAATTCTAAATATCCTGATATGCGGCAATTAATGAATATTGTTATCGAAGGTGAAGAACAAGCTGCTGAAGAACTTGCCGCAATAAGCCAATTAATTGCTGATCGATCTAAAGAAGAAAATGTTCCGTCAAAACTAAGTACAGATGCATTTATTACTTTAGCAAATCAAATGGGTATTCCACTAACAAAAG